GCCAGCAAGACGCATAAAACCAGCAGAAGTTACGCATTCCACACGCCCAAAAAGAATGTAGATGTGTCAGACGTGTTTGCGTTTGTATCCATTGAATTAGGCGCTGTGATCTTCCGCCGAGGTGATGAGCTGACTTCTGTGACAACATACATTTCGCCAGAAGAATTTATGGATGAAAAGCAATCAATGCAAAAAACATTCGACAGCTTCAAATAATCGCTTGTGGGTTGGTGTACGGTTGATTAAAAAGTCTGAGTGGGTGGCTCAACCGTAACCGTTGTTTATTGGTTGTGCGTTACCGAATGTGCCAACATCACGCCACCCACACGACTTCAAAATATAATGCCCACCAGCGCCATCAAGCCAGCGCCGCTTGCAAAGCCAAAGATGGCTCCTACAAGTCCGGCGATGTGAATTTTACGCTCCACCTCTTCGTCAATCATCACTCGTCATCCTCAAAGCAGTTATTCAACGGCTGAATAGGTTGCTTGCTAAATACCCAGCGCCATTGGCGTTTTGTGTAACCCGGCACCTCAACAAAATCACGCACGCGGTAAACCTTGTTCGCTTGCCACATTTTCTTGAGATAGCTTGATGTGCGCGGCACGCTGTCACCCAGCAGCTCAGCCGCTTCTGCTGCCGTCACACGCTGGTCATATGGGATCAAAGAAAACAGGCGATTGCCTTGGTCAATGCTGTGCTGTTTGCTTGCATCGGCTGCGCGCTGCATAGATGGGGCCATAGTTGTCGGCCTACGCGGGCCAGATGGCAGAGCTTCACGTTTGCGTTGGCGGTACATGAGATTTTCAAACTCCCACAGGCAGTGGCCGTATGTGATCTCGTAGCGCTCATGCTTATCGGTAACGCCCTCCAGCTTGGCCCTCAATCGCTCGGCTGCGTCTTTTGCATCTCGCGCTTTAGCACGTCGATTAGCGCTTGCTGCTCTTCCAGCCGCTGCTTTAAGTTTGGCCTCATCGCCGTCTTCTGCTCCGTCAGCATTATGCTGTTGTTGCGCTCCAGCCTTTTTATAATGATCTGAGTTTGGTCCGTACTCACGTTTTTTCCTTTCAAGTTTTATGTTTGCTGCCGAACATATGCGAGCTATTGTTGATGGCGATACCCGTAGCAATTCTGCGGTTTCAATCTGTGACATGCCTTGCTGAGCGCAGTCAAGGACGTGGCGGGTGAGCGCATCTGGATCGTATTTCACTGGTAATCCTCCAAGGGGTCTATCTGGCCTACGCCATTGCAGACTTCGCATTCTTCCATGTGGCTTCCAAAGTCGCCATGCCAAGTTGAGCTTTGACGAACCCAAACATCGCGCTCAACTTCGCCCTCGCCATCGCACTCAGGGCAGTTAATCCAATCTTCCATAGTTTTCCTCCTTATACGTTCTTGCATTTGCCTTCGTTGTCAGCGAACCACACATGGCCATCGTTTATGACCATGTGACCAGCGCCAATAAGCGCGTCTACAGCTTGCTTATATGTTGAGCGCGGATTTGCGGCTGAGGACACCTTGCCGATGAAGTGGTCTTTCAGCGTCTCTTCAGAGATAACCCAATATGTTCTCGGCTCTGGCCACCCAACCCCTCCGGGGTTTGGTTGCCCGACGCCCTCACCGCGCAGCTGCGTGAATACCTTGCGGATTAGGACTTGGTTCTTGCCCTTGATGCGTGGCTTGTTGGCCTCTTCAATCTCGCTCTCAGTAGCCTGCACAACGGTACAAGTCGTAACGCTGTCACCGTCCTCATCAACGCCAAGCTCGATGACGTTCAACTTAAACTGGAATATAACGCCCGTTTCCATGTCACGCTGTTTCGTGGCCTTTGCCGTGCGCAGGCCAGTGTTCTCATCGTAATCAAGCTCAATCTCTGTGTCGGTCGCAGCGCGTAGACTTGAGTGGCCACGCGCGCCAGCGGCTTTATCCTTGCCGGAGTGGTGAACCACGTCCAGGTGTGCGCTTGTAATCTCGCGCAGCTTATCGCAGTTGCCTATAAACTTTGTCATGTCCTCTGGCGAGTTTTCATTGCCGCCAGCCATTGAGCGGCTGAGCGTGTCAACAAATATGCACTTCACCTGACCGTGTTTCTTCGACACCTCACGGCACAGCTTCTCAAGCACGGCCATGTCAACTTCGCCGTCAAGCAAGTTGACCGGGGCCGGGCGCACAGCCAGCTTCACATTCTTATGCTCTGGGTATTTTTTCTTCAGCGCGACAACGCGATTGTGGAACGCCATGCCGCCCTCGGTTGCGAGGTATAAAACAGAGCCGCCAATAACCTTGTGGCCATTCCACTCCTCACCGCAAGCAATGTGCCATGCAAGATCAAGGGCGAAGAACGATTTGCCCACATTTGATGGTCCGTAAATTACAGACATTTGACCCTCGCCAAGCCAGCCCTTCACGAGATAGTTGCGGCTGAGCTGAGGAATGGCCTCGTCCGGCATGAAGATTTGATCCATGACGCTCTGCACGGTCAATGCTTTCTTCGCCGCTGCCGGACCTTGGTTCACCCACACGTCCGAGTAATCCCAACCCTCCATGTCGGGCAGGATGTACTCAACGCCCAGCTCAGAGAATGCGCGCTCGCACTCCTTGCGCCCGGCATCGTCATTGTCGCCAGCAATCACAAGCTCTGCCTCTGGCTTGGCTTGTTGCAGGTTGTCAATCACGGCCAAAATGTTGCCTGCATTTAGAGCGAACACGCATGGCTTGCCCGTGGCCTCATGCACAGTCGCGGCTGTTGCCCAGCCCTCTGCAACATATGCAAACTCACGAATGGGGCCGCCAATCACGCTAAAGTTGCCAATCACGGGCAGCTGGTAGGAAAACTTTTTCTTGCCGTCAGCATCAATAAACTGCGCGCCAACGCGCCTGCCCTTCACGTCAATGATTGGGATGGTTAGCGTGTCGCCGTCAATCTTGGCGTTGTGTAGTTTTATCTTTTTCTTTTCGAGGTACGGGTGGTCGCTCATAGCGTCACGCTCTGGCCAATCAATGTCAACTCTTGCTACCTCCAGTGTAGGCGTATGTCCGGGCTGTGGCCACAATGACATATCGCGCAGCCTGTCCTTGATGGCCTTATAGTCATTGCACTTGCGGCAATGAACCATGACCTCGCCTTGAAACTCTTTAATCCAAAACCTGTCTGTGCCAGCGCAGGATGGGCATGGTCCATGATACTCGCCCTGAGCAGTCTTTTTCAGCTCAAGGTTGCGTATGATTGTGTTGCCAAACTCCGACCAGCGAGCGGCTGGAAACTTGCTTTCTCTGTTCTGATCGGATAACATTTGCTTATCGCCTTTTCATTGTGGTGGGTTTCTTATGATATTGTGTGGCCCGGCATGTAAGTGTCGGGCCACACTTTTTTTAAATAGAGATTTTTATAACCTTTATTTGGTCATCTCTATTTGGCTTCGCCTTCTTCAACCTCTTAACCCTTTTAGGCTCTTCGGTATCTGAGTCGCCTATGAGCTTCCCGACCTTAACCATATCCTGTATCAGATTATTAGCGTCCGACTTTGATATGGGCATAGACACAGATGGTACACCTTCAACACCGCTCAATTGATGTGTGAGCTTGTTGATCCTATACATCTGGTTTGGAGTTGCATAAAACATTTCACTCATGCTGTGATCCAAACGCAGTACATGCCATCATGCTTCCTAGTTGTCGATGACACTCCTCGCCTACGAAGAAGACCCCAAAAATAACGCTGCTGGCCCCTTTCCTTGAACTGCACGCAATCACCAGCCGACACTTGGTCAATTATTGCATTATATCTTGATCCGGAGCCTGCTCGGCCATTTTTGGCTCTTGGGATAGGCATGTTTTGAACGATAGTAACTTCCATTGTAGTTTCCTTTTCTGATTTATTTAAAACGGGATTTCGTCGTCAAGGCCAGCATGTGCTGCTGGCGATGGTGTGGATACAGGCATTGCAAATGGATCACTTGCCATTGGCACACCGTTCTCTGGTGCTTTTGCAGTAAACCCGCCAGACACAGAATCGAACGGATCATCGGAACCTTGCATCTCTGCAAGCTCCAAGACCTGCACAGCACGCAGCCTAAGCGACACGCCATTCAGGCTACCTGTATTGTATGGCACAACAACCACGGCCACGTTGACCTTGCTTCCGCTGGTCAGCATGAAATCATCCGGCAACTTATTGCGCTGAGCATCAACTTGCTTTGGTGGCTGTGTCTTGTCACCGCCATAAGCACCTTTCAGCTTGCACTTGCCGACGACTTCGCCATCGTCATTGCGTTTGTATGGAAGCATTGATGGCTTCTCTGGCCATTTGCGTTTTGTATCCAACGCCGCAGCGTTAGAATATGCCTCCATACAGATACGATGAAGCTCCTTTGCCTTCTCATCGGACATTACGAAGCTCATTTCGTATGCTGCGCCGTCATCAAACGCATCGCATTTCACTGACTTGTTCTCGTAAGTATCGAACTTGTAAGTGGAATTTAGACGCGGGTAACGTGCGACGACTTCTGTAATCATGTGTTGCATTTTGCAACTCCTCTCAATGTTGTGCAGCACCCCTGCACCGGGATAGGTTAAAACGCTTCTTCACTGTCCATCCATGCTGGCAAGTGGATCGTGTTTAAGTCAGGCCAATTCGTGACATATTCCTCAGTCTCAATCGCCTGCTTTATGTCAACCAATGCAGAAAGCATACGGTTGTGAGCGTGGCGCAAATACATCTCCGAAAGCTCATGGCACGCAGTGCAGTGCGGCGCGTCCTTTTCGATGCAGATGAAGATAAAGTTCTCCACACGAATGCCGTTCAGTTTCAAGACGTGCATGTAAAATGCAGCCTGCAAATCATATCCGAACTGACGCACAGAACGCTCAAAACCTCGTGGTGATGCGTCTTGTGTCGTTTTGATGTCCAGTACAATGCCTGCGTTGCGCAGGAGGCCATCTGGGCGCGTCTTTAGGTCAATGTCAATGTCTGGGTCAGTGGCGAAGAATGAAGCCTCGGCCAGCATGTCAGGATTTGTGAGCAAATGATTTGCCATGCGGTTCTTTAGGCAGGCATCTGCCATTTTGTTTGCCAGATCATAATCAGCCTCAGTGAGCAATATCTTGCCAGCAGCATCGCACTCATCTTTCAAGTCAGACCATGCCTTGCCGCGCCGGGTCTCAGGACCACGCACAACCAGCTCCTTCTCTGGCTCCAGCAAGTAGGCGTGAACCGCGCTGCCCAATGCAAATGCCGGGCTTTCCTTACGCTCACCGCCGAACAAATGCGCAATACTTTTGTTTGCTGCGGTCTTAATTGAAGTCGAGCCAAACGCATGATGCGCGTGATACTCTTCGTTCGATATGTCTTCCGATTTGATGATTGTCATGTTTTCCTCCGTTTCCTCATTGTTCGCATATATGTTTTGCATATGCAATACCTAATTCTGGGGGAACTTCTTTTATTTTTTAGAAGTTCTATTTTGTTAAGGGGGTAATGACTTACCGAAGTTGTTACCCCCTTAGCGGACAGGCTGGACATGTCTGGCCTTTGTCCTTTTCTTTTCAGCTCTTATCCCAGTCTCTTCCTCAACAAGGTCACGCAAGGCCTTTAAGTGTATGTCAGATGATCCCTCAACTATTGATACAATCAAATTCTTTACCACCATACCCTTTAGCCAAATAATAGGGGCCTCACCTCGATAGATCGTTACTTGACTGTTGTATGAGAAATTTCTTGCATCATCATAGAACTTAACACCTTGGCTTGAGTGTGTTCCGTTTACACTAATGGTTTCATGTTCGCAGTTGCCCGGCCCAATTCCGATACGCTTGGGGTCAAGAAATATACTCATCACACCACCTCAATAAATGTTTTAGCCGCAGCGGCCCACAATATGATTGTTGGCCTTTTCTGGCCCACGCGATTGAACACGTCTGCCTTAGCAATCTTGCCGGAGTTAAAGAGGCGCTGGGCTGCGTTGCCTGCGGTCTTGTGGTCAAGCTCGAAATAATCCGCCAACTCTGCGGTGGTGTGATACCCGCCAGCAAGAATATAACGCATAATTTCTGCGTCCAACGCTTCATTATTTAATGTTTGCGAATTATCTATGATTTCTTTTTCGCAAACTTCATTACTGCGCTGCAACTTCACAGCTTGCCAGGGCGTGCCTTTGTCTGACTTGTCTTGATAGTTAGGCACAAGCACAGCCTCTATTTCATCGCCCGGCGCAAGGTCAAAGCCGTCAGCGATGTGAACCGGGATGAAAACCTGCCCTTGTGTTTCGGTATCGCAGGCAAATGCAAAGCCATGTGCGTGCGCGTTTGTTATGATGATCTTGTTCATTTTGCTTCCTTCAATTTAATGCTGCGGGCAGTCGCCCATAGTTTTTCAAGCGGCAATAGATTTTCCTGATCCATTGCCCAACCTTTGCCGTGGCCAAGGTCAATCTCGTAAGCCTGATCTAAAAAGTGCGTGCGGGGTATGTAGCCCACAACGTGCATCCGGTCAGGCGCTTGCTGGCACACCAGAATAGAGCAATCAGCCTTGAATGCCTCGCGCTTCTTAAACAG